GGCGGTGGCGGCTCCGGGGCATAGCTGACATGCAGCGCGCCGTTTTCCTCTTTGATGATGGTGCGCTCGGTGAGCTGCAGGCTGATGCTGATATCAACACTGTCCCCGTCGTTTAAATCCATCTGGAAACGGTAGCCCTTTTTGCGACCGTCATCGAGCGTGCAGATATCCGGCTGGTTTTCCCTGAGCCATGCGGCCACCGGCACGAATATCAAATCGGGGTCGCCCACAAAGTCACACACGATCACATTCAGTGTGTAAATCTTTTCGTGTGACAGCGTGGCCGCAAGCCGCGCATCGATATTGCCCTCATCGGCAAAGATGCGCATCATTTCGGGGTTCGTTTCCAGTTGCGGAACGGCTTTAATCAGCGCTTCGCGCAGGCTGCGTGCTTTCTTCATCGAGTTTATCCTGACAGTCTTTGACGGTTTCAACCTGCAGCGCGCAGGCGGCGAGCGCGTGCTCAAGCCTGCGAATATCGGCGCTCAGGTCGCCATTAGTGAGCGGTTCGCTTTCCGGCATCGGGCAATAGCTCACTTTCGGGCAGGCGCTGTAAACAATGACCGGCGGAGGCGCAACCGGCGCGGGTGTGCAGCCTGCGCACAACATCAGGCAACTTGTCGCTATACCAGCGGCGTAACGTTTCATTCTCATTTATCAGCCTCGTAATGGTTTCTTCACGCCGCACGGCCATCGCACCGGCGGCCAGCAGTTCGCCGCGTAAACTGACCTGCGCGGTTTCATTTCGCCTGGCAATTCCCTGCGAAACGGAAAGCTGATTTTTCAGCATTACGATCGCGGTTTTTTGTTCGGTCGCGACCCTGTTCGCCCGTTCAAAAGAGCGCGTCAGGTTGCCGTTTTCATGACGCTGCCAGAGCACAACCGCCATCAGCGCGGCCAGTAAAAACAACATCAGTTTCATTCAATCCCCCTGAGGCAGTAGGCACGCTCGCGCGCGCGGCGATTTTCCAGTCCTTTGTTAATTTCGCCTTTCACGTAAACCCAGCGGGGGAGCTGGTCGCACACCTGCCACCATTGATGACGTTTGATATACGAGACCATCGTCGACCGGCAGGCCGCGCCGGTTCCCACGTTGAATGAGAAGCTGACCAGCGCGTCGTAAATGTGCTGCGGCATTTCCACCGGCGCGCAAACGGCCAGACGTTTTTCGACGTTCATCACATCCGCGACGAGGTTCGCCGCCGCCTGTCGCTCGGTGATTTCCCCTTTCGGGACGACGCCTGCAGTGTGGCCGATGCCTGACGTCCACACTCCCGCGCTGCACTGGTAAGGCGTCAGGCGACAACCTTCAAGGTCGGCAATCAGCGCCAGCCCCTCGGGCGAGGTGTTAAGCAGACGAAAGTCAGGCATCAGCGCCGCCAGCGCCAGCACTGCGGCCACACTGCAACGTTTAACGATTGATTTCACGAATAGCCCCTTTGTCGAGTCCGAGCGATGTCAGATAGAGGTACGTCTTGCGCTTAAACCAGTAGTTCGTCAGCGCGGTAAAAATGGCGCATCCGCCGCCCACGTAAAGCGCCATCTTTTCGGGCGACATAGCCCCGAGATACGCCAGCGCAACCGCCAGCCAGTACGCGATAAACGTGGTGATTTTTTCCATACTCAGTCCCATAGATTCACCGTTTCGGTTCTGGCCGCGCTGTCGGTTTCGGGAAGTTCAACAGCCGTGCCGTGTGGCAGGATGACACCGAGCTCGGACAGGCCGGGATTCGCTTCTAATACGGTTTCGACCACCCCCTCAGTGCGCCCGTAATACCGGACACAAATTGCGTCGAGGGTGTCGCCCTGCAGCGCATAGGCTTTCATCAGATTTGCCCCACAATGCAGCGCGCTTTGTCCTGGATGCGCGCCACTGACCAGCGCATATCCCGCCACATTTCATCGATAGTGCTGTCGATGCTGTCGGCCTTTTTGTCCCCTTTGGCGGTTGCATCCACGCCGCGAAAACGCTCGTAAAGCGTGGCCGCCGTCATGGCACACACGGCGTTGAAATAGTGGAAAACGCGCACACTCTCGCCATCGAGCTCGTCAGTCGGGACGTCTTCCAGCGTGGCGTAACCGGCATCGAGCTGACGCTCGCGCCATTCCCCCAGCTCCGCGTTAGTCTCCGCAATGGCGGTCTTAATCGCCCGGCGCAGGCGCACGGGGGAAACCGTCTGCTCTAACCGCATTTCCTCGCGCACGCGCTTCGGATCCACATCAGGATAAAACGGGGTGTTTTTGATTACCGGCTCGCTCACGCCTGGGGGCGGTATCACCACGCCCGGCACGTCCTGCGGCTCTTTTTTTGGCTCAATAATCAGTGTCGTCATGACAACCTCGGGTAATGGGTGGGCGGTGGACGCCGGTCGCAGTCAGGGCAATTGATACCCGCATTGACCGGCGTGCCGCCCGGCTCGGGGAGCGTTTGGTTAACCAGCGACTTTCTTCGGACGTCCGCGCCCTCGTTTCGCCGGTGAATTGGTGTTTTTAGCCGGTGCCTTTTTTGGCGCTTTTGGCGCGGTCTTCCTGACGGCGACAGGCTTCGGGTTTAGCTCACGGTTGAGGTTCTCAATGTCTTTACGCACGCCGACATGCGTATCGAGCTGCAGCGCACGTTTCAGGTGCACCAGTGCCTCATTGCGCTGACCATCGTCTCGCAGCGTCAGACCGGTGACTTTATGCAGGCGGGCGCGTACCTCATCAGGCATGTCGGCGGAAAGCGTCAGCTCAATGACGCTCAGGAGCTCGGATGCGTTGACCGGTTCACCGGCTGCGCGGGCGCGCAGGGCAGCAAGTGCCACCTCTTCGGCCAGCATATAAGGCGCTGAGCGTGCATGACCCGGCATTGACAGGTTGTAACGCAGCGCATAACGGGCAATTTCAATCGCGCCGGTGATGTCACCCGCATCGAGACGCCAGAGCATGACTGTCATCAGGATGTCATCCTGCGCGCCGGTGCCGTTTTCCAGCACGCCAGCGACCCACGGCAGATACAGCGGCAGCAGCTCGCGTTTTTTCTCCGCTTTGCGCTCTTTCGAATGGATTGTTTTTAACGTCCGGCGGTCTGCGGCCAGCTTGACGAGCATTTGCTCGTAAGCGGAAGCATGACGCAGCGGGGCGTTATCCCGCTGCGATGCTTTCATGGCCGAGACCCGCATCGCGTGACGCTGAGCGGGGCTCGCCATCGGTTATGCCTCCCCGTTTTCAGCGGATTCAGGTACTTCAGCCGTTTCAGACTGAGCAACCGGGTCAGCAGTACCCATCGCCTGTACCGCTTTCACAATGGCAGCAGCGAATGCGTCCGCGCTTGTCGGCTCGGTCGTGGCGTCTTCTTCCGGATCCAGAATCTCGATGTTTTCAATCAGACAACCGGCCTCGTAGTCTTCGATAACAAAGTCGACTTTGACCTGCTCGTAGTTTTCCACGCGGTCGAGTTTAGGGTTTTCGATGATGTGGCGGCGGTGGCCGTCCTCATACAGATAGATGGAAATGTTATCCAGCGTGGTGATGAAAATACTGTTGGCCGGGAAGAACGGCGCGCGCACCGCCTGCAACTGACCGATGGTTTTCTGGCTGATAATCAGCTCACCGGCGAGCTGTTCTGTATTCGCCTGGAATTTGTTAATCATCGGGAAGTATTTGTCGGTCAGGATGCGACGACCACAGATGACAACCATTTCCGGGTTTTCGCGGTGAATTTCTTCGACCAGCGACTCGAAAGCATCCATCACCAGAGCGTCAAGGTTCGCGTAGTGACCGCCTTTGCCGATTTTGATGGTGTTAGAAATCACATTCCCGTCAGCATCGGTGATGCTGGACATGACGCGCTCAGGCGCATCGTTGCGGTACTTCTGCAACCAGCCCACAGCCACATCCTGAAGCAGAGGATTTTGTTTGCGGTCGGACGTCGCCGCGCGGCTCACACCATTAAAACCAATGGTGATGTAGTCCAGCGCCTGACGCTTGATGATGGCGTTACGGATACGGATCTGGAAGTCCTGATAACGCGCCCACAGGTCGAGCTTGTTATAGGTGAGGTGATAGTCGAAGTTGACCGGGTTGCAGAAATAACGGTATGCATCCAGTTTCGAGAAATCTGCGGTCTTGCGCTCGACGCCGTTCGCGGTGTCAGCATTGCTGGCGATGGTGCCGGTGACATCGATGCCGACTTTCTCCTCGGTCAGCTCGCCCACCGTCACCATGTTGATGAGCTTCAGGAATGAAGACGATTGCTGGATTTTATCAAACAGGGTTTGAGTGACAGACGGCTCAACGTTGAATTTCTTGTTGAGGTCAGCCACCTCAACGCCGTTCAGCTCGGCGATACGGCTCATGTACTGATTGAACTTAAAGCGGGTTTCTTTACGCATTGTTTTTCTTTTCCTTCAGGGGGCGGAGTTTTCAGCAGTCAGTCAGCGTGGTCGTCACGACATCGCCGCCGGTGCTCAGCTTGCGGCGCGGCTGAGTGATGCTTTCGGTTTTATCCAGCGTGGTTTTGATGGTGCTGAGTTGCTTGGTGGTGGTGGTGGCCTGCTCAGCCAGCGCTTTTTTGACGTCAGCGAGCTCGGATTCAATCTGGCTGAATCGGGTCTCAGCATTTTCGTCGCTGGTCTGCACTCGCTCGGCAATGGTCGTCACAGCTTCACGCACGTCACTGAATCGGGCGTCGTCGCTTGACTGTTTACGGCTGAAAATGCTTTTGACGGTGTCCGTGACTTTGGTCAGCAGCGTTTCCGGCTGGTCTTCAAATTCCAGCTCGGCGAGAGTCGCCACGCTAAACAGATCATCCGGCTGTTCTTTTTTACCGGCGGCGCAGAATTGCAGGTATTCAGTCCCGAGGCTTGCCGGGTCATCCGTCACGGCCAGACCGATAAGGTGGCACTTGCCGGTATTGGCAAAATTCGGGCGAATTTCCATGGAGGTATACACTTTCTGGCCTTTTGCCAGCATGGCGAGCAGGTTGTCGAGCGGTGCGATTTTGCCGTACAGCGCCAGCTTGCCGTTGAGTGCAGAATCGTCGTCAATCACTTCGGCTTTCAGCTCAATGACATCGCCATAGCGACAAAACGGCGTATCGGGAACAACGCTTCGGATATGCTCCAGATTGATACGGCAACCGTAAACGCGCGGGTCAAAGCCGTCTGCCATTTCCTGAATATCCTGCGCGCTGATATCGCGACCGTCGCAGGTGTCACCCTCTACGCCGATGCGAAACCATTTAGAGATTTTCTTTGCCATTTTTCAGGTGTCCTGATGTTGGGTTTTCGGGTCGGGGTTAGTTTCCCGACTCTGCCCCGCATCAGCCACCGCTTACGATCCGATTAGATCTGGCACAACAGGCACTTAGCGCTAACCCGCACCCATTTCCTTAGCCTTGCCCCGTGACATCAAAACGAGGTAAGCATGACAATTTCAACTGACCTTTCACTGTTAAATGACCCGCGACGACAGGCGCGGCTGTTGTACTGGCAGGGGTTCGCCGTGCCGCAAATCTGCGACATGCTGCAGCTCAAGCGCCCGACCGTGCAGAGCTGGAAACAGCGTGATGAATGGGAGGAAACTGCGCCGATTAATCGGGTAGAAATGACGTTAGAGGCGCGACTCATTCAGCTTTACGCAAAGCCAGACCTGACAGCGCATGACTTTAAAGTCGCTGATTTCCTGTCGCGCCAGATGGAGCGCCTCGCGCGCGTCAACCGTTACGCTCAGACGGGTAACGAAGTGGATTTAAACCCCAAAATTGCCAGCCGCAACAAAGGGGATCGCAAAAAGCCGAAACGCAATTATTTCAGCGACGAGGCAATCGAGAAGCTCGAAGAGATTTTTCTCGACCAGTCATTCGAGTATCAGCTCGAATGGTGGCGAGCCGGGCTTGCCCACCGTATCCGCCACATTCTCAAATCCCGCCAGATTGGCGCGACGTTTTATTTTGCGCGTGAAGCGTTACTTCAGGCACTCAAAACCGGCCACAACCAGATATTTCTTTCGGCCAGTAAAACGCAGGCTTACGTGTTCCGTAAGTACATCATCGCCTTTGCCCGACAGGTTGACGTCGAGCTCACCGGCGATCCGATTGTGCTCGGCAATAACGGTGCTGAGCTCATGTTTCTCGGTACTAATGCCAACACGGCGCAGAGTCATAACGGCGATTTGTACGTCGACGAAATTTTCTGGATCCCCAACTTCCAGAAATTAAAGCGGGTCGCCGGGGGGATGTCTTCTCAGGAGCATTTACGCACAACCTACTTTTCGACCCCATCGTCGCTGGCGCATGGTGCTTATCCGTTCTGGTCTGGTGAGCAGTTCAACCGTGGCCGCTCGGACGCCAGCGAACGCGTCGACATCGATATCAGTCACGCCGCGCTCGCGAAAGGCGTTGCCTGCCCGGATGGACAGTGGCGGCAGATTGTCACCATTGAGGACGCGCTCGCTAAAGGGTGCACGCTGTTCAACATCGATACGCTGAAGCGCGAAAACAGCGTCGATGAGTTCCGCAATCTGTTCATGTGCGAATTTGTCGATGATAAAGCGTCGGTATTCCCGTTCGAGGAATTACAGCGTTGCATGGTGGATAGCCTCGAAGTCTGGGACGACTACGCACCATTCGCTGACCGGCCATTTGGTCATCGTCCGGTATGGGTCGGCTATGACCCGTCATTACGCGGTGATAGTGCCGGTTGCGTGGTAATCGCGCCGCCGGTCGTCGCCGGGGGTAAATTCCGCATCCTTGAGCGCCATCAGTGGAAAGGCATGGACTTTGCCCAGCAGGCCGAGTCCATTCGCGAGCTCACGCAGAAATACAACGTTGAGTACATCGGTATCGATGCGACCGGTCTCGGTCAGGGCGTATTCCAGCTTGTGCGCTCTTTCTACCCGGCAGCACGTGAAATTCGTTACACGCCGGAAATGAAAACCGCAATGGTGCTCAAAGCGAAGGACACCATCGGGCGCGGGTGCCTTGAGTACGACGTCAGCGCGACCGATCTCACGCAGTCGTTTATGTCGATTCGTAAAACCATGACCAGCAGCGGGCGCAGTGCGACCTATGAAGCCAGCCGCACAGAGGAAGCCAGCCACGCAGACCTCGCATGGGCGACCATGCACGTATTGATTAACGAACCGCTTACCGCCGCCAGCGGGCAGCAGTCATCCAGTATTATGGAGTGGAATTAATGAGCAAGAAACGCAACAAGCGCCAGCCGCAACAAAGCACCCGCAAGCACACCGCCGAGCCAGCTCAGAGCATGGAAGCATTCACGTTTGGCGAGCCGACGCCGGTACTCGACCGCCGCGACATTCTCGATTATGTCGAGTGCATCGATAACGGCCAGTGGTACGAGCCGCCGGTAAGTTTTTCAGGGCTTGCGAAAAGTATGCGCGCCGCCGTACACCACAGCTCACCGATTTACGTTAAGCGTAATATTCTGGTGTCGACCTATATTCCGCACCCGCTTTTATCACGTCAGGACTTCAGCCGCTTTGCGCTCGATTATCTGGTATTTGGTAACGCCTTTTTAGAAGAGCGTCGAAGCGTCACCGGCAAACCGCTAAAGTGCGAAACCTCCCCGGCCAAGTACACCCGACGCGGGGTGGATGATGATACTTACTGGTACATTCAGAGCTACACGCAGCCGCACCAGTACGCGGCAGGCTCCGTCTTCCACCTGCTTGAGCCGGATATTAATCAGGAGCTCTACGGCATGCCGGAATACCTGAGCGCACTCAATTCCGCCTGGCTGAATGAATCCGCCACGCTGTTTCGCCGTAAGTATTACCAGAACGGGGCGCACGCCGGTTACATCATGTATGTGACTGACGCCGCGCAGAGTAGCACCGACGTCGAGGCGCTCCGCAAGGCGATGCGTGACTCGAAAGGGCTCGGCAATTTTAAGAATCTGTTTTTTTACGCGCCAAACGGAAAGGCAGACGGCATTAAAATTGTGCCACTGAGTGAGGTCGCCACGAAGGATGATTTTTTTAACATTAAAAAAGTCAGCGCCGCTGACCTGCTTGACGCCCACCGCATCCCGTTCCAGTTGATGGGGGGCAAGCCTGAAAACGTCGGGTCAGTGGGGGATGTTGAGAAGGTGGCAAAGGTCTTTGTTCGCAATGAGCTCATCCCGCTACAGGCGCGATTCATGGAGCTGAACGAGTGGGCCGGTCAGGAGATTATCCGTTTCGACAAATACTCCCTCGAAGACAACGAATAAACCGTAATCAGCCGCCCTGACAGGCGGCTTTTTAATACCCACCATCACACGCCCTAAGAGCGACGACACGCCGTCGCAATCGACAACCTCCCAACGACTCACCCGACACCATTACAACGCGATAGCGAGCCGCTGAGACGCGAGAAAAATAAATAAATAACCCGGCTCAGCGCGCAATGCTATCCCCGCCTCGCCTGCCCGCTTAATGGGTCGCTTTTAATGCAGTTGCATCTGAATCCCCGAGCCGCACCAGCACTGGCGCAGGCTGGAAAGTTCTAGTGTTAAAAATGCATGCAGACTCATGCACCTGATATATGTGCAGTTAAAAATAGCGGGTTTTCATTTTAATACTGCTATAAAGTAACCAATATGAGTAAACAACGCACTTTATGGATTCAACTTTCAACCACATGAAAAAGGACAAAAATGAAACTTAGAACCGTTTTAGCTGTTCTTCTAACTTATTTTTCAGTCAACGCGACCACCTTAGCATCACCGTCAATTTACAAATGTTCTTACTACGGTGATTTATACAATATTGTGAATGACGTTGATTCCAACGGTGAATACATTAGCTTCGATAATGGCACGCATAAAGTTTATAACACAGGCCTGAAAGATACTGATTTAGCTAGCATTTTCAGCACTGGAAACACCCGTGCAATGGTGAAATATATTGACAATGGAATGACAAACATCAAGTTATTTGTCCGTACAAAAAATAACTGGGTTGAGATGACTGGTGTATATCAATGTAAAAACCCATAAATTGATGTTTGCACATTTTTTGAAATCCCCGCCCTCTGTCTATTCACCCACAAGAGATGCACTCTGCTAAACAAAGGGAGATGCTAGATGCTTAGCGTCTGAAATATAAGTAATCACCAACGCTTCACATCAGCCAGTATGCTCGCAATCCTCCCCATCCCCCTGTGATAGAAAAGCAATATCATTTACTGCAGTGGTCATGCGGGGAACCGCACCGATTGATTAATTTTTAACATACTCACATCTTAGGTTGGTGAACCCCGGCCACCCATCAGCAACAACGTAATTAAATTTTTTATCGCCATAAATTACCGTTGCCCCACGCGCCAGCGCGTATAGCTCCCACCGTTCCGGGGTGATTCCTTCGTGAACCAGATCGAAACTAATTTTTGCAATGCGCTCCCTTTCAGATTTAGCCATTCTTGCTGATGGCGCTTGTTCGCTTGCTTTAAGCGGCGCATTGCTTCTTTGCTGGCGATTTTTACGCGGTACGCTAGCCTTTAACGCGCCGTTAAGCACCTTCACGACGTCTGGCTCATTCCAGCCGATAACCCCGCGCTCAATCAGATTTAACACCGCTGCGGCTTGCTCAGACGGTGTGGGTGTCATAACTGGATCGCCACCGCCGGTGAGCTTTCCACAGTTATTGACAGGACTCCGAGGCGCGGCAGAGCCGCTTTTTAAGGTCAAAGGCTCAACGGCCAAAATCTTTGGAACGATGCGCCATTCGGCTGTACGGGTAACATGGACACGGTGAGCCCCGAGGTGTGGGGCATAAATACCGACCACTCTCTCGATATCTTCCTCGTATTCGTTGACCTCATCCGCCACCTTACGGGCGACCCTGACGGCCTGAGCGTCACGCTTAACGTTTGCCCCACCCTGCGCGATGATGTACCGCTCAAAGTCCCCCTCATCTGCAGCAGCTCGCGCGGCCTCGACCCTGTCGTCAAATTCGCTGGCGATACTTACGCCACGCGGCAGCTTGCGCAGTTCTCGGTAAGCGCCCATTGTCGGGAGGCCAATTGGTTTAAACTGCGGGATGCGCCATGTAGACGCCCATGCGGTAACGGCGGCGGCCGTATCTTTAAGAGGTTTGCCGGTGTCGTGATCGAGCTGGCCGTCGAGCGCATAGCCGTCGATATTTTTGGCAATGTATTTAGCGATATAACCCGCCGCTCCGCCCTGATTAAGATGACGTGACTCAAAGCGCTGTTTTGCTGCGCCCTTTTCGTTTCCGTCCTCTTTAAGGGCGTAATGACGCATAATTTCATTAATGGCTTTACGCTGACCGGGTTTGCAAAACA